CGGTAGTTTCGATCCCGATGTACTCTACAACCGAATTGAATACCTTGCTTGCGGGTTAGATACCAAGGTTATCTTCCTCGATCACTTGTCTATTCTTCTCTCCGGTCTGGAGGGTGAGGAGCGACGAATGATTGACCAAACCATGACCCGCCTACGTTCCCTTGTGGAGCGTACTGGTATCGCACTGTTCCTTGTATCCCACCTACGCCGCCCATCAGGAGACACTAACCATGAAGAAGGTGCAAGAGTTACCCTCGGACAACTTCGAGGTTCGGCAGCTATTGCTCAACTGTCAGATGGAGTTATTGCGCTTGAACGGGACCAGCAAGCGGATCGAGGAGCGTCTGGAACGACTGTGCGAGTCCTTAAGAACAGATACTCTGGAGAAGTAGGCGTTGCCTGTCATCTAGATTATGATCTTGAAACCTGTAAATTCAATGAAACTGAACCCGAGCCTGAGTTCGACCCCAGTACAGACTTTTGAAGACTTTGGGTTTGCTTATTTTTATGAGCAGCCTGATGGTACGTTACTGACAGCTATCCCACCTAACTCTCCCACACCTGAAGCAGTTGCAAAGGCACAGTTCGTCGATAAGACATACAACTGGAAGGGATCTGCGGCGAATAAAGCTGCTGACGTACAACCTAATATTTAACGGACTAATCTTTGTTACCAACCTGTTTATCGTGGCAGGTGTTATCCGTCATTGGAACGACCAATGAGTGCTTACTTATTTGACCTCGAAACAGACGGACTCTACAATGATTGCACCCAGATTCACTGTGTTGGCGTTTATGATCTCGATGCCCGTAAAGCTTTGGTCTACAACGACCAAGGTGATCAAGCTCCGATATCTCAAGCTATTACCATGCTTGAAGGTGCGGACTACATCATCGGGCACAATGTCATAAACTACGACATCCCAGTGATCAAGAAACTTTACCCTTGGTTTAAACCTGAGGGTCAGGTTGTTGACACATTGTTACTGTCTCGTCTCTACCATGCAGACATCCTTGACATCGATCAACGCCGTAAGTGGAACATGATGCCACTGAAACTCTACGGGCGTCACAGCCTTGAGAGTTACGGTTATCGACTTGGCTGCTTCAAACAGGACTTCGGTAAAACGTCGGACTGGAAGGAATGGAGCCAGGAGATGCAAGACTACTGCGAACAAGACGTACAAGTCACCCTCCACCTATGGAATCATTTCCACAAATACCTGAATGGGTAATTCTTGAACATGACATCGCAACCATCCTCACCCGACAAGAACTACATGGATGGCGCTTTGATGAGAGCGCTGCATGGCAACTTGAATGTACTCTCAGAGGAGAGCTGGAAAGCCTTACTCACGTACTTCGGGACCGGCACCCTCTCATCGCAGGGAGCGAGTTTACTCCGAAGCGACCTAATCGAACACAAGGATATGTGCAGGGTGCCACATTCACTCGCTTAAAAGAGTTCAATCCAACTTCACGAGACCACATCGCATGGGTTCTACAAACGCACTACGGATGGTCACCTTCTACCATGACCCAAACAGGGAAGCCAATGGTGGACGAAGTAATCCTGAAGGATATTCAGAACGATTTCGCCCAGATGTGTTCCCGCTGCTTGGATTTGACGAAGAAGCTCGGCTTGCTGAGCGAGGGAGTGAACGCTTGGTTAAAATTGTCTCGGAATTCGAGGATTCACCATCACTGTTCTGTAGCAACGGTGACGCATCGTGCAGCCCACCGAAAACCAAATCTAGCCCAAGTTCCTAGTGATCATGAATTCAGACAACTCTTCACGGCGTCCCCAGGTTTTGTCATGGTTGGCGCTGACCTTAGCGGTATTGAGCTTAGGATGCTCGCTCACTACCTTGCACGTTATGATGGGGGTCGTTACGCGGATGTCCTCCTTAACGGAGACATTCACCAAGAAAATGCCGACAAAATTGGCATCTCCCGACGTGCTGTCAAAACCGTTACCTATGCCTTCCTCTATGGGGCAGGCGATAACAAAATAGGATTAAGTTATGATCCTCAACTTTCCTCAAAGCAGGCGACTGCTAAGGGCAAAGAGATACGCGCTGCATACATGGACGCAGTACCAGGACTTGAAAAACTGGTTACAGCGGTTAAACAGAAGGCGCAATCCACTGGTAAAATCCGCTCTCTTGATTCCCGCAGCATTCCTGTTACTTCTCCTCACAAAGCTTTAAATATGCTCTTGCAGTCATCGGCTGGCGTTATCGCAAAGCGATGGATGCAGATTGTTAATCAAGAGCTACCACCTGAAACCCACCAATTAGCTTTTATTCATGACGAGCTCCAGTTTGAAACCAGAGCAGTTCACGCTGCCGATCTATGTGCATCCTTGGTACGAGGAGCTGAAAAAGCAGGAGAATACTACTCCATGCGTATCCCCATCGCTGCAGAAGCTAAGCGAGGAGCCACCTGGGCTGAAGTCCATTGAATGGGCTGCTGGTTTGTATGAAGGTGAAGGCTGGCTTACTTGCCATAAAAACCGGTGGGAACTAGCTATTAAAATGACAGATCTAGATGTTCTTCAAGACTTCTACGATATTGTCAGGTGTGGTACTTTGCGAGGACCATACCATGTACCAAGTCAAAAAGCGCATTACAAGCCTTCATACATTTGGCGTACCTACAACAAACAAAACATTTTTACTATTGTAGCTGAGTTCTACCCATTTATGGGTAAACGACGCCTTCAAAAGTTTAACGAATTCCTCCACCACTACCAACATGGCTGTTAAGTCTAAAACTGCCCTTGGCCGAGTTAAATTCAAAAGCCGTGCCAAATTCAAGCACACGCATCAAGGCAACGGTACCAGATCTTTACCTAAAAAAGGTAAGAAAAAGTATCGGGGTCAAGGACGATGAGTGCTTTAATTGACTGCGACTTCATTGTCTACAAAGACTGTGCAGCTGCAGAAACAGAGATTGACTTCGGGGATGACATAATCCTTGTAGCATCTAAATTCTCAGAAGCGTTACGTCTTGTTGAGGAAGACCTTTACAAGATTGCTGAAGACCTTGGCTGCTTTGATGACTCTATTCTTTTCTTTAGCGATTCCGTTAACTTTCGCAAGACTATTGATCCTGACTACAAGGGACACCGAAATAGAAAAAAGCCTTGCGGTTATAAGAGGGTTATCAACGCGCTCAAGGAGACGTTCCCGGTTGTCGTCTTACCGCAACTTGAGGCGGACGACTCAATGGGAATCTATGCCACCAGAGAACCTGGACAACATGTAATTGTCTCTCCTGACAAAGACATGCGACAGATTCCTGGAGACTTGTACAACTTAAAGGATCCAGTTGAAACAATTGATGAAGAGGAGGCACGACGTTGGCACCTAATCCAAACACTTGCAGGCGACCAGACGGACGGCTATGCAGGGGTTCCAGGTATCGGTATCAAACGTGCAGTCGCTCTCTTCGAGAAAGAAGGATACACTTGGGAGACTGTAGTCAATGCATTCGCTGCTAAGGACCTGGACGAGGACGTGGCACTACGAAATGCTAGGCTTGCTAAAATTCTACATTTTGAGAACTATGACTTCGACACCAAGACCGTCAAACCATGGCTTCCCCCCGCCGCCAGTGGTTGATCTGACGATGGAGCAGGAATTCAAGATGAAACAGATTGAACTTGCTCTCAAGGACGCACACAAGGATGATATCATTACTGTGTTCCTTGCCCTTCAACGCCAGTGCTTCGTGCTTGGCAACAACGTTTCCCAACTTGTCAAACTATGGCCCGCACCAACGATTACGGACCCGACTACTATCAACGAGGTTCTATCCCAGTTTGGGAATTTATTCGAGACCAAGGATTGAACTTCCATCTCGGCAATGCTATTAAGTACATTTGTCGAGCAGGTTACAAAGGTATCGATGGGCGTAGCCTGCAAGATGCCTACATCAAAGACCTCACTAAAGCCATCCACTACCTTCAGAATGAACTCGAAAACCAAATCATTGATGAGCCAAGCAAAGGAGTTTCGCCTTGGCTATCAAGTGACGAACGATACTGGGCCAGCTTCACGGGCGATGCAGAAGCGTTTGATCGTTGAGGAGTTTAAAGAGTTCCTAGAGGCTGAACAACAGCTGTTGTACGGCTATACACGCAACGCTGAAGACTGTTTGAAAGAGCTGGCAGACCTCGTTTACGTCTGCTACCAATACGCTGCTAATCTGGA